AAGACTCCCTGATGGCGCTGAACCAGATGATCGACTCGTGGAACACCGAGCGTCTGTCTGTCTTCTCGACCATCGATCAGATCGTCAACTGGCCGGTCGGCTCAATCAACGAGACGCTTGGCCCTAGCGGCTCGCTGGTGCGCTTGAACGGCACAGCCCAACGGCCCGTTCTGGTGGACGACTCCACGTACTTCAAAGACCCCGGCACAGGCGTGTCCTACGGCGTCAAGCTGATCAACCAGCAGCAGTACAACGGCATCGCGGTCAAGACCGTGACCTCGACCTTCCCGCAAGTCGTGTTCGTCAACATGACGTACCCAAACATTGACATCTTCATCTACCCGCGCCCCACCCGGCTGCTGGAGTGGCACTTCATCAGCGTCCAAGAGTTGACGCAGCCTGCGAACCTGTCCACGGACATCTTGTTCCCGCCAGGGTACTTGCGGGCGTTTACCTACAACCTCGCTTGCGAGATCGCGCCTGAGTTCGGCGTTGAGCCCAGCCCCCAGGTGCAGCGCATTGCGATGTACAGCAAACGCAATCTGAAGCGCATCAACAACCCAGACGATGTAATGTCCATGCCTTACGCCATCGTGGCTACGCGGCAGCGCTTCAACGTTTATGCTGGCAACTATTGATCATGGAATTCACTTTTCGTTCTCGTAAGGTGGAGTTGTGCATTCGCTTGGGCCGCGTGTACAACGTGATGCTGGAAAAGTATCTTGGCTCTGCAATCAACGTGCGCGTCGGTAAGACTGTTTGGACTACCGGCAACGGCTTGCAAAGAATAGGTCAAGCATGAAGACGCCGATCTTAGGTTCAAGCTATGTGGCTCGCAGCATCAACGCTGCGGATGCCCGCATGGTCAACCTGTTTCCCGAGATCGTGCCCGAGGCGGGCAAAGAGCCCGCGTTTCTGAACCGCGCCCCCGGCCTGCTATTGCTCAACACTATCGGCACCGGCCCGATCCGTGGCTTGTGGGCGTTCTCATCCAGCGACAGCACGGCCTTCGTGGTGTCGGGCACTGAACTTTACAAGATCACCACCGCCTACGTGCCCACGCTGATTGGCACTGTAGCGGGCACTGGGCCTGTCAGCATGACGGACAACGGCGCGGTGCTTATCATTGCCGCGAACGGGCCAACCTACACCTACTTGAATCTTCCCGGCGACCCGTTAGACGGTGACTTTCGCCAGATCACAGATGCAGGCTTTCCCGGCGCAGTGACCGTGGCGTATTTGGACAGCTATTTTGTGTTCAACGCACCAAATAGCCAGCAGATGTATATCCTCTCAACGCAAACCGCTACGGGATACATCTACCCATTGGTGTTTGACCCGACAGAGTTTGCCAGCGTTGAAGGCTCTCCAGACGGCTTGGTGGCCGTCATTGCCAACTTCCGCGAGGTGTGGGCCTTTGGCACCAACTCAATCGAGGTCTGGTCTGACACGGGCGCGACAGACTTCCCGCTACAGCGCATCCCCGGCGCGTTTAACGAGTTGGGCTGCGCTGCCCCCTACTCGATTGCCAAGATGGACAACGGCCTGTTTTGGCTTGGGCGTGACCGGCGCGGCCAGGGCATTGTCTACCGGGCCAACGGCTACGCGGGCCAGCGCATCAGCACCCACGCCGTCGAGTGGCAGATTCAGCAGTATTCCGACCTGTCAGACGCGGTGGCGTACACGTACCAGCAAGACGGCCACAGCTTCTACGTGTTGATCTTCCCCACGGCCAACACGACTTGGGTGTATGACGTTGCCACCCAAGCCTGGCATGAGCGTGCAGGTTGGAACAACGGCGAGTTCACCCGGCACCGCAGCAACTGCCAGATGACGTTTGGCAACAATGTCATTGTGGGCGACTACCAAGACGGCAACATCTACGCCTTTGATCTGGAAGATTACTCGGACAACGGCAGCATCCAGAAGTGGCTGCGGTCGTGGCGGGCGTTGCCCACCGGCCAGAACAACTTGAAGCGCACCGCGCAGCACAGCTTGCAACTTGACATTGAGTCAGGCACTGGCTTAAATGGTTCGATGATTGTTGAGGTCATATACCTTCAAACGGAAGACGGCGATTATTTGGTTACGGAGTCGGGTGATCGGCTAATTGCAGACCAGCAAACCGCAATCACCCAAGGCAGCGACCCCGAGGTCATGCTGCGCTGGTCTGACGATGGCGGTCACACATGGTCCAGCGAGCACTGGGCCAAGATTGGCAAGATTGGCGAATACTATCGCCGGGTGTTCTGGCGCAGGCTTGGAATGACAGTAAAGCTGCGTGACCGCGTTTATGAGCTATCGGGCACTGACCCTGTGAAGATAAGCATCATGGGCGCAGAGCTAATTCTGAGCCCGACCAATGCTTAGCCCAACCCCGCCAATCCTCACACCCCCACGGGTGCCGCTGGTTGACACGCGAACCGGGCTGATCAGCAGGGCTTGGTATTTGTTCTTCTTGTCGCTCAACAGAGCCACCACGGCGGTCATTGACGAGTCTGGGATTACGTTCAGCGCCGAGGCGGTAGTTGCATCTGTTGAAGCGGAACTGCAAGCGCTGGCGCAATTTGCGGAAACGCTGCCGCCGGTTGTTGCTTTACCGGCTCCAGACGCGCTGGCTGACTGCTGCTCGGGCTTGGAGTCGCAGATAGCCGAGTTGCAAAAGCAAGTGCAGGCGTTGCAACTGACGCCGCTACCAGCGTTTGATTTTGGCACAATGGCTTTTGAAAACATTGGCATTTCGGGCACGGCTGCGTTGGCAAAACTCACAGCCCTAGGAACAGATGGCTCCCTGACCTTCACCGACGGAATCATCACCGCATACGTGGCACCAACATAAGGAAACACCATGACCGTATCAGTAAAAGTCCTCGTTCCCGCCAAGACGGTTGAGAACGCCCAAACCACCCAGTACACCGCGACTGGCGTGACGGCCATCATCGACAAGTTCACCGCCACCAACTTTAGCGGCACGGCGGCGACAATCAGCGTCAACCTCGTCACGGTGTCAGGCTCGGCGGGCAACAGCAACCTGATCACCAAGACCAAGACGCTCCAGGCGTCCGAGGTGTACACGTTCCCCGAACTGGTGGGTCAGGTGCTTGGCATTGGCGACTTCATCAGTACAATTGCTGGGACTGCCAGCGCCATCAACATGCGGGTCAGTGGCCGCGAAGTGACATAAGGGGAACATCATGGGGTTTTTCAGTAAAATTTTTGATGATGTTCTTGGCTTTGACCCTGGTGGTGGTGGCATATACGGCGTAGCCCGGGATGTGCTAGGGGACACAATTGCTGACGACATTTTGGGCATGGACCCTAGCGGTGGCGGCGCGGTTAAGTTTTACAACGCCGCAGCACCCTTAGTCGCAGGCTACTACGGTCTTCAGGCGCTTGGCGGGACTGAAGGTATTGCAAACATGTTTGGCTCCGGCTCTGGCGCTGCGGGCACAACTTTTACCGAAGCCCAGCTTGCCGCCGCAAACGCCAGCGCAGACCCAATTGCCTATCTTGCATCTGCAACACCAGGCGCTGCTGCTAGCACCGCTGCTGGCGTTGCAGGCACAACTTTTACCGAAGCTCAACTTGCCGCCGCAAATCTTAGCGCCGATCCAATTGCTTATCTTGCGTCTGCAACGCCAGGCGCTGCGGTTGCTGGAGGTGCTGCGGGGGCCGCTGGTGCTGCCGGAACTGCTGGCGCTGCCGGTACGGGGGGTGTTATGAATGCGTTAAGTAAATACGCAACTCCGCTTGCAATGGGCGCAAACGCGCTGATGGGAGCGTATTCGTCAAACAAGGCTGCTAGTGTGCAGTCTGACGCCGCAAAATACGCTGCCGATCTTCAGAATCAACAGTTTGAGCGTCAACTTCAACTGCAAGCCCCGTTCCGCGAGGCTGGGGTACGTGCGCTGGGCAAGCTAGAAGGCGCGTCTGACTACACGCCGTTTGGCATGGCGCAGTTCCAAGCCGATCCCGGCTATGCCTTCCGTTTGTCCGAAGGCATGAAGACCTTGGAGCGAGGTGCTGCGGCCCGTGGCAACCTGATGTCGGGCGCGACAATGAAGGGGCTACAGCGGTACGGTCAAGACTTGGCTTCGCAAGAGTACCAGAACGCATTCAACCGCTACGGCATCGAGCGCGAGCGTCGGCTGAACCCTTTGCAGTCGCTTGCTGGTGTGGGGCAAACATCGACCAACCAGTTGGCCGCAGCAGGGCAGAACTACGCCAACTCTGTTGGCGAGGCTATGGGCGCTTCAGCGCAGGCCCGCGCATCTGGCTATATGGGCTCTGCCAACTCCCTTAGCGGCGCGTTGGGCCAGTACATGAACTATAACCAGCAGCAACAACAGAACGAAATGTTCAACCGGCTGTTGGGTGAGCGCAGTGGTGGTGGCGGTCGCATAACAAACGACATGTTGCGTGACACTTCATACACAGGCGGCTATGGCGGCGGTCGCGTAACAAACGATATGCTGCGCGACACCTCATACACAGGCCGTTATTAAGGATTAATCATGGCACTTGTCAACCCCAACATTGCAATGAGCTTTCGCCAGCCCGAGTTCCGTCCACGGAACGCGATGGCTGAGTACGCGCAGATGCAGCAGATTCAAGGCGGTCAGCAGGCGCAAGAGCTTGCTCGATTTCAGCTTGGCGCAGCGCAACGCGCGGAAAATATGCAAAACGCATTGGGCGAAGCCTATGCGTCTTCTATCAATGAAAAAGGCGAGGTTGATTACAACAAACTGCTTCCTTCGCTTGCACAACGTGGCGGCGGTGCGCAAATTCCTGGAATCTTAAAAACTAGAGCTGAGACAGAAGCAGCTAGGCTGAAGCAACAAGAAACTCAAGGTAAGATTGACACTAATACATTTGATCTTACAGATAAAAAATTAAAGGCTGCGTGGAATCTTATAGGCTCTTCAACGTCACCTCAAGCAGCAATTGCTGAATTTAATAAAGGTGTTAAAAACGGCGTGTTTAAGGCAGAAGAAGTTGCTGAAGACCTTCAATTGCTTGGGTCTATGACTAAACCGGAAGAATTTAGCGCGTATTTAAACGATGCAATTGTAAAAACTTTAGATGCTAAGGGCAAACTTGAGCAGCGTAAAGTCACTACCAAGGACACAGATCGGGGCGGCTACATTGAGCGCCAAACTTACAATGCGCAAGGCGTTGCCGTTGGCAAGCCAACCAAACTAAATAAAACTGCGACCATTGGTGAAACCACTGCGCAAGGTCAGCTTGCCGTGGCTCAAAGAAACGCGCAACTAGCTCAAGAAAAATTTGCGTTTGAGAGAGCCAACCCCGGTTTTGAGCTAAAAGAAGCTGAAGACGGTTCAATTGTTGCCGTCAACAAACGCACCTTGCAGGCTGTTCCTGTCACGATTGGTGGCGCTGTCTCTGCGGCTGCGGCTGCTCCAGCAGCGGCTGGCCCCGGTATGCCTGGCCCGCGGGTGCCTGTGCCAGCAGTGCAAGCTCAGCAAGCGCCATCAGCAGCGCCTATGGCGGGTGTTCCTTTGCGTGGCAAGGGTACGGCAATGACTGAATCTCAAAGCAAGTCTGCCATGTTTGGCGGTGCAATGAATCAAGCAAACAAAGTTATTTCTGATGTTGAGAAAAAGGGAACAATGACTGCGCCGGTTGCTGTTTCGGTGTTGCAAGGTCTTGCTAGATTAACCCCTCAACTTCTCGGAAGTGGTGAAAATGCTGCTAGTTCTATTGAAGCATTGTTTAGGCAAGACCCAACTTCACTTATTGGACCAGATGTTAATCAACAAAAATTGGGGCAGGCTCAAGTTGCATTTGCAACGGCTTACTTACGAGCAACGTCAGGTGCTGCTTTTGGGCCAAGTGAAGTTGCAAACACAATTAAGGAATATTTTCCTTTAATTGGCGAAGATAAAACCGTTGCAAAACAGAAAGCAGAAGCTAGGCAACGTGCCATTGAAGGTATGAAAATATCAACAACTAGGCAAGGCCAAAGTTACATTGATAAATCTGGCGAAAATTTAAACGATCCGCTTAATCTTGGGATTGGAGGCCGGTAAATGGCAACA